GAAAGGAACCCAAGAGTTCAAATTGTTGAATGATATTGGATTGTGCATAGGCATCGTCTCCTTATATACTCATTATTATGTATGAAAGAATTTATACTTATGTGAGGATTTCTTAACAAAAAGAAATGCCTAGTCGGTCTTTTTCTTCTTACTTCCGATATTATATTTTGTCTCCAATATCCAATCACCTTTATCTTTATAAGACAAAACTTTAATTTGATTTAAGGGTGCTATATTTTGTATTTTATCGGCACTAATAATACTGACCAAACCCCAATCAACTAAAAGTTGAATGATACGATTACGTCTTTGTACATCATTTACAGTTAAATTTGCATGCTTACCATCAAGTGCAAACAATTCTTTAAAATGAACGATATAATATCTTCCTTGTTTATGCAATATATGACATGATTGATATATCTTCTTTTCTTTTCTTGATGCGACACCAATTCTTGTTAGAGTTTCTCTGACTTTCAGGAAATCATCAGGTTCACTTAGTAAAATTTCCACCATCTGATCAGATGTCCAGTTCACCTCTGGTTCTTTAACCACACTCATTTCGATCCTCCAGTTTCAAATTTCGATTTTATAAAATTAAGTTGTTCTTTGGAAAGAATTTTTAGAATCTGTTTTGCTTTTTCGTTACTATAACCATAATAACGTTTTACATAATCTAAATTTTTGATTTCATCCTTACGAAGCCAAGGAGAAAATCTTTTCTTAACTCTGAGGGTATTTATAAAAAAGTCATATTGCATCTTCTTC